GCTACGACATCAGGAAATTATTTAACATTTTCACAAGCATTTAGTCCTGTACTTGTAGAAGGTCATTTTTACGATTTAGAATTATATACTGATCCTAATTTTTGGAATACTAATTATTTTCTATGGGAATTATATAATGAATTTTGGAATGTAGATACAACAAACATTGTAGATATATATAAAGACAAGATTTTCTGTACAGACCAAGAGATAGACCAAATGGATAATTTATATTATGACATTAATCAAGGTCAATACATAACAGATAATTCTTATAATAATGATTACATTGTAATATGAAAAATAGAAAAAGAAATAGTTTAGGACAGTTTGTAAAAAACTCTAAATCTGAAATTAGTTTTGTTAATTTAAGTACATATACAAGTCCAGAAGTTACAGAAGTACCTAATCAAGAATGGGTTGGTTATGGTGAAGATAATAATTACTTTCAATTTTTAATAGACAGATACAATGGAAGTCCTACAAACAATGCCTGTATTAATGGTATAAGTCAACAAATTTATGGTAAAGGTCTAGGTGCAACTGATTCAAACAAAAAACCAGAACAGTATGCACAAATGATTACACTATTTAAAAAAGATATTGTAAGAAAGTTATGTTATGATTTAAAATTAATGGGTCAATGTGCGATGCAAGTAATCTACTCAAAAGATAGAAGTAAAATTGCACAAATAGAACATATGCCTATTGAAACATTAAGGGCAGAAAAATGTAATGAGGATGGAGAAATACCTGCATACTACTACTTCAAAGATTGGACTAAATTAAAACCAAGTGATAAGCCTTTAAGAATCCCTGCTTATGGAATGTCAAAAGAAAATATAGAAATATACTACATTAAGCCATACAAGTCTGGATTTTATTACTATGCACCTGTAGATTATCAAGGTGGAATACAATATGCTGAACTAGAAGAAGAAATTTCTAATTATCACTTAAACAACATTATGAATGGATTAAGTCCATCAATGTTAATCAACTTCAATAACGGAACACCTAACCCACAAGAAAGGGAGCTTATTGAACAACGTATTGCACAAAAATTTAGTGGATCAAGTAATGCAGGTAAATTTATTTTAAGTTTTAACGACAACAAAGATGCACAAGCAGAAATAACACCAGTACAATTAAGTGATGCACATAACCAATACCAGTTTTTATCAGACGAATCACAAAGTAAAGTATTAGTAGCACATAGAGTAGTAAGTCCAATGCTTTTGGGTATAAAAGACCAGACAGGACTAGGAAACAATGCAGACGAAATAAAGACTGCTTCCTTGCTTATGGATAACACCGTTATAAGACCATTTCAGGAACTTTTAATTGATTGCTTTGACCACGTATTAGCTTACAATAATATTGCCTTAAACCTATACTTTATTACGTTACAGCCACTAGAATTTACTGACGTAGATCGAAGCGTTCAAAGTGATGAAGAAATAGAAGAAGAAACTGGAATTAAAATGTCAACTGATCTTAAAGAAATAGATGGATTAGAGGTTTATGAAACTAAAGAAGAAGCAGAAGAACAAGCAGAAAAAATGGGATGTTCAGGACATCACGAACACAAAGAAGGTGATAAGGTATGGTATATGCCTTGTGAATCACACGATGAAATAGATTTAAAAAAACCTTGTCAAGCTGGTTACGAACAATACGGAATGAAAGTCAAGAATGGTCGTTTAGTACCTAACTGTATTCCTTTAACAAAAGAAGATTTAGAAATCGAAACACAATTAAGTGAATTTGGTCAAGATGAAGAAGATTTATTAGATGACTATGATTTGATTGATGTATCAGAAGTTGATTATGATAACGATGATATATATGACCAAAAAATACAAGAATTAAATGTACCTGAAATATCTACATTAAGTAAAATTGTAAATCTTGTTAGAACAGGTAAAGCATATCCTAAAAGAGAATCAGAACAAGATGGTCAAACTAAACAGACAGGTAAAGAGAAATTTTTAGTAAGATACCAATACGCACCATTAAAGACTAAACAAGATGGTAGAAAGTTTTGTAAAGCAATGGTAAGAGCAAAAAAAATCTATCGTAAAGAAGATATTATTAAAATGGGTAAACAACCTGTAAATGCAGGATTTGGTGTTAATGGTGCTGCTACTTATTCTATTTGGCTTTACAAAGGTGGTGCAAGATGTCAGCATAAATGGTTTCGTAAAACATATATGTTAACACAAGGTGGAGATAAAACACTAGTTACATCAGGCAAAGCAAAATCTAAAGGGTTTAAATTTCCTGTAAATAATAAACTTGTTCCTGTAGCTCCTGAAAATATGCAATTTAAAGGATATACAAAGGCTTATTGGGATAAAATGGGATTTAAAAATTAACATATGGCAACAGCATTATTTATAAATAGAACGGATTTAGTTAGAAATAGCATTTTAGATGGAAATGTAGATACTGATAAGTTTATACAGTTTATTAAGATAGCACAAGAGATAGACATACAAAATTATACAGGTACGGATTTATACAACAAAATATCTACACTAATAGCTAATGGTGAAATCGATGACGTAGCTAACGCTAAATACAAAACATTGCTTAATACACATATACAGCCAATGTTAATTTGGGCTGCACAAGTATATTATATTCCTTTTGCGAGTTATGCTATAAAAAATGGTGGTGTATTTAAACATAGATCAGAAACAAGCGAAACAGTAAGTAAAAATGAAGTAGATTATTTAGTAGATAAAGCTAGAGAATTTATGGAATATTATTCTAGACGTTTTATTGATTTTATGTCATTTAACCAATCTGATTATCCAGAATATACAAGCAATACAAACGATGACATATATCCAGACTATGATGCACTATTTAATGGCTGGGTATTATGAGATATAAACCAAAACAAAAAAATATAGAAAAACTAAAGACGTTTTTAAAGAAACAAGAAAATAAAAATAAAAAATATGGCAACACTATTTAATACAAGAATATCAGATACTTATTCAGGTTTAATTAAAACCATTGATAATGCTGCATTGACTGCAAGTTTAAAAGAATTAACAGACGGTTCTGGATTGTCTAGTGGTGTATATATGAATACAGCAGGAGATTTTAAAGTAACTGCTATTTTAGAGTTTGGTTCTTTAAAAGATACAGGAGAAAATATAATTATAAGCAAATTTGTAGATGAAGCTGATGGTATTGCTAATAACGACAACGATACCTCTATACCTACAACTGCTGCTATAGTTGATTATGTAGCTGCACAAATAACGATAGAAGATTTAGATTTTACAGGTGATACAGGTTCAGGACAAATAGATTTAGATTCTCAAATATTTGCTATTGGTGGTACAAGTAATGAAATAACTACGGTTGCTTCTGGTCAATCTTTAACAATATCTTTAAATTCAAGTGGTGTAGTATTGCCTAATGGATCAACTGCAACAACTCAAACAGCAGGAGATAACTCAACTAAAGTTGCTACAACATCTTATGTAGATACTTTAGATGCTGCAAGTGATTTGGATTTTTCAGGAGATAATGGAACAGGTGATGTAAATCTTAACACGCAAACATTTGCAATTACAGGAACAACTAATCAAATAGAATCAACTGCTTCTGGTCAAGGATTAAGTTTACAATTTCCAAGTGCAGGAGTTACATTACCAAATGGTTCAGTAGCCACTACACAAAGTGCAGGAGATAATAGTACAAAAGTAGCCACAACTTCTTATGTTGATACACTTGATGCAGCTTCAGATTTAGATATAACTGATGGCACAAACAATGGAGATGTAAATTTAAATACTCAATCATTAAGTATTTTAGGAACTACAAACGAAATAGATAGTGTTGTAAGTGGTCAAAGCGTAACACTTGGACTTCCAAGTCAAATTAATGTAAATGTACAGGGAAACCTTACAGGAAACGTTACAGGGGATGTTACAGGCGATTTAACAGGTAATTCAGCAGGAACACATACAGGTGCAGTTATAGGTAATGTTACAGGAAATGTAATTGGAAACGTAACAGGAGATTTGACAGGCAATGCAGATTCAGCTACTAAATGGCAAACAGCAAGAGATTTATCAGTTTCAGGCGAAGCAACAGGAACTATATCTAGTGTAGATGGCACAAGTAATGTTAGTGGTGCTTTGACTTTAGATAATAATTCAGTTACAGGTAAAGTGTTAACAGGATTAACTTCACCATCTGCAAGTTCTGTTTTAGCAACAGATACAATAGTAGAAGGTTTTGGAAAACTACAATCACAAGTAAATGGTTTAGCAAATGGTTTAAGATTTATAGGAAGTTGGGATGCCGATCTAAATTCACCATTATTAAGTGATGGTGGTGGAGAATCAGCTTCAGGTACTACAACAGGTGTTGCTACGAATAAATTAATAGATAGTAATGCTTCTTTTACTTCAGCAGTTTTAAATGATAAAGTAGTAAATCAAGTAGATGGTCAAACAGCTACTGTAAGTGCAGTAGATAGTGGTACACAACTTACATTAAGTGCTGATATAATGTTAAGTGGTGAAGCATACACAATAGACAACTCACCTTATATAACACAAGGACATTATTACGTTGTAGATAATGGGGGTGCTACAAATTTAAATGGTATTAGTTCTTGGTCTATTGGTGATTGGGTTATTGCAGGTGCAAACAACGAGTGGACTAAATTAGATCATTCACAAGTAGATGGAACAGGTACACCAACATACATAACAAAATGGTCTGCTAATCAAGTAATAGCAGATTCTATTATGTCAGAATCAGGAAGTACAATTACAGTAGCAGGAGCATTAACAACAAACACTAATTTAAGTTCAACAGGAAACTTTGCAGTAAACACCGATAAATTTACAGCTAATGCAACTTCAGGTAATGTTGCCTTTACAGGAGATTTAGCAATTAATACAGACAAATTTACAGTAAATGCTACAAGTGGAGATACAGTAGTTGCAGGAGATTTAACTACAACAGCAGGTTATTTACAATTAGGAGCAGTTGCTTTGCCAAGTGCAGGAGTAGCAGCTATAACTAATAGGTCGACAGACAATTCTTTATATATACAAACATCTTCTGGTAACACAGCTTATTTAATAGATGGTTCACAAAATACAATGTATTCTGCAGGAAGTACTGCCCATAATTTTTATATAAGTAATGTACCAAAACTTACAATAGATAGTAATGGAGATGCAACCTTTGCAGGAAATGTGACTGTGTCAACAGCAAATGCTGATACTGTTTTAGGTCTTATAAATACAGCAAGTGGTGGGGTAAATTGGTCTATACATAGTGCTAGTGGAAGTT